GAAAAGAATAGTTCTAGGTTTACAGTTTTTTCTACATTCCAACCAATAGAATCAAGAATGATTTTGAGTGGTTCTAAGAAGGCTTTATCAAATTGTAAATCATAATCCACATATTTGGCAAGTCCAATCTCATGCGGAAAATCCTGAATAAACGAAATAATATTCTCGTGAATAATATTAGGTTTTTTCAGGTAACAAAATTTGATCTTTTCACCATTCTGGATGAGAGAGTACTTATTATCCAACTTATGTTTTTTGACATAATGGTTATACAATAATGCACCCCGTATATGTATAGGAGTTCCTTTAGCATATATTGTAGAAGATGCTTTATACTTTTCTACATTAGTAGCAGACCGTGGGAAAGCAATATCTTCTGGTGGAAGTGTCTTAAATTCCTTACGTGACTTGTCAATAAAGTCAATTACTTCATCTTCTGTTCCATTCATCATTATCTTCAAAGCAGACTTAATCATATCCCGACAAGGTGCTGGTGTAGAAGACTTAACTGCTTCAATACCCATCATCTTCAGTTTAGGTTCTTCATATCGAACCCCCTCACTATCCCATACATTAAGGATATATCGCTTCTTAGCAGTCCATATACCCCTCTCTGCGATGTTCTCTCGCTTCATCTGCATCTTTTGATCATAGGCACTCACGTAGTCGGCCAACGCTTGGTAAGAACCCTCAATAAAAGGTTCAAATTCATTTTCACACACCTTATTAAGGAACGTGACAACGCCCTCAGTAGTTTTCTTTCTGCCCTCGTATACACGTTCAACCAAAGGGCCCAAATTAAGATAGATGGAATCAGTATCTGAAGCAATAACATAATCAACCTCCTCAGTTTTTAAGATCTTATTGATCTTTTCATTCATTTTATTCTCTATCCACCGAATAGATACTTGCCCACTCAAGGTAATGGCTTCAGCATTAGCCAGTTTGTAGTATCGAAAATACTGATTGCCAATAGCACCATAAGCACTGTTAAGAGATATCTTCTTTGCCATTTGGATGTTATTACATCTAGCAATTTCCTTCTCAAGGGATTTGGATGGTGTTTTTTCATACTGCTGTTTTGCTTGTAACATTCTTTTCTTGAAGATGACCCTCTCACTGTACATCTTGTCCATAAGTTCAGGAAGGAACCCACGTACATCCTTCCTATATTGCGCTCCATTTGCACAAACTGCATAATCCCCATCTATCTCAATCTCCTCATTTAAGAACCCTTCAACGCTCGCACTGGAATGTCTAGTCTCCCTGAGGGTCTCTGGGGAAATGTTATATTGCATAATAAGGTGAGGATACAGACTATTGAGATCAAAACTGACCACCCAATCATACTTTCCTGGTTTCGGTTCCTTGACATAAGCACCTGCGTATTTGTCGTTCTTTTGAGATCTATCCTTAGGGGGAATAACAATATTCCTCTTCTTCAAATAGTTATAGATGATAGTATCCCACATTCTAACCTGAAAGAATACATCAGCATAGTTAACCTTAGCATCATATGCCATAGTGAAGGCAAGTTCAATCAGTTTCATCTTGTCTTCCAGACGGTCAACAAGTTCAACGTCAATTATATTATACTCTACAAACTTCTGCCACCCCTTTGTGTAGAAGTCTTTAAATGTATCAAACTCAGAGTGATCTAACTTCTGCTGACCCAGTTCCACCTTAGCAATATGATCTAGTCTATAGGATTCCTGATTAGTATAAGTAAACTTCTTATACAGATCCAAATAATCTAATTGAGCAACTCCTGCTACATCATAATAGAGTTTCTTTTGACCCATAATATGATAAAAATTCTCAGTATTCTTTCTCCAAGGAGATAATTTTCTCATCTCCTTCTCACCTAATACCTTCACCAATCTTCCAGTTAAATATGGAATATCATAAAGTTTTACGTTCCATCCAGTTACTACATCAGGTGTATTATTAGTCCAATAATCAATAAACCTGCTCAATAATACGTGCTCTGTTCCACACTCAATATAATTAACATTCTTCTGCTTATTAACAAAGGGATTAACACCCCAAGTTATAATCTCCTTAGTATTATAATCTTGAATTGATATAAGAAGTATTTCTTCTGCAGAAGCTTCAGGATCAGGGAAACCATTCTCAGATTTAACCTCAATATCAAGAGTGACTAATCTAATCTTAGACATGTCAAACTTAATCTCATCCTCAGGATACTTATCAGAAATATATTGAGAGACATATCTATCATTACCATATGTTTTAAAATTCTCTATATCCTTATATCTCTCATAGTGCTCTCTACAATCACGAACAAAACCAGGTTTAATAGGTGCTACACACTCTCCTTCTAAAGTTTTATATTTAAATTTTTTTGCAGGGTCAGGAAGAAATAATGTAGGTCTATACTCTGACTCCCTACTCTCAAATCTTTTACCATCTTCATAACCACGAACTAAAAAAGTGTTTCCAAATAATTGAACATTAGTATAGAATCTCATTTAATCAAGTTTTGATATTTCTCTAAAAGAGTTGGTTTAGCTTCAACTAATGTAAGTATCTTATCAGAACACATCATAAATTCATTATCATTAGTAACATCTATCAACCAAGGAGATAAAGTATCATTCTCTTTCAATATGAAAGGTTCTATTAACTTACAATTTGGATCTCCAATATCAAGAGGAGCAACCTCCTCAATCTGACTAACTAGAATCTCATTGTTAGTCAGAACTAAAACTTTAACTTCCATCTTTAAATAACTCCTTTTATAATTTTAACAATAAAATAGGTAACAGTCAACCTCCACCAAAATCATATTGATTGTCACTTATGAAATCAATATATGTATACCACTCCTCTTGACCAACCTCATGCTTATTGATTTCATCATACATTAGGTCAACAGTATTATAATGTGGGTGTACCCTAGTATTTTTCTTAGCATAATCAGGTGTAACAAACATTAAAAATGATCCTCTAGTCCTTCTACTGGTTTAACTTCCCAATCCTTACCATAGTATTTCTCTAATATATTATGGTGTGGAGCACGATCAAGTTGCTCTTGGGTAAATTTATGAGACTTAGGTGGTTCAGGTGGAAACAACTCTGTCTGTATACCATGTGCTTCCCAGAACCATTCCTCTGGATCTTCTCCTTTCATATGGGTAAACCCATAAAAAGAACCATCATCTCTTACATACAAGAAATGATGGTCATGTGGATTGAGTAACCACATCTGACGTATTTTGTCTGTGGTTTTGTACCCTATCTCTTCTTTAGTTAACTTCTTTACCTGAGATTTCATACACCTTTCTCTTCTGATGCTCTGGTATAATCTTATTTAATCTAACAGTAAGAAGACCATTTGTAAAGTCTACTTCATCAACTTCAACATCATCAGATAGAGTCCATGTTCTGGTGAATGCTCTAGCTGCTAACCCTCTGTGTAGATACTCATCAGTATCTGAATCCTTTTGCTTTCCCTCTACAGTAAGTCTATTAGACTCTGTAGTAACCTCAACATCATCTTTATTAAACCCTGCAATAGCAAGTTCTAATCTAAATCTTGTATCTGTCTCTTTAACAAGATTATAAGGTGGATAATTGACATCTCCTGTTTCAAAGGTAGAGTCAAGTCTTCTCATCCAATCCTCTAGACCTATACTATTTCTATGAATAGTGTCAAGATATTTTGCTGTCTCTGGAACAGACAACGTAAGTGAATTTGGACCAAACATAATAGACCTCCGTAAGCGTCTTTAGTTAATAGTGGACCCATAAGGCATCCATTACTAATTATACACGAAAGTCTTTTTATTCAGGTGTGGTTTCCTGTACCTTATTTTTCTTACCTATATTATACTTCTGCTCTAGTATCCAATCACCCTTATCCTTATAAGAAAGAACCTTAATTTGATTCAATGGAGCAATATCAGAACAAGACTCTTCACTTACAATACTAATCAATCCCCAATCAGAAAGTAACTTAGTAATACGATTACGTCTCTGAACATCATTAGGAGTAAGATTAGCACGCTTACCATCTAATGCAAATAATTCTTTAAAGTGTACCAGATAATATCTACCCTGCTTATGAAGTATATGACAACTTTGGTAAAGCTTCTTTTAATAGTGGACGCT